AGACCGAGATTGCTGCACTTGGAGCTGAAAGCCTTGCGGTTCCCGCAAGTAACGCGCTTGCCCCCGCAGCCGCAGGAACGGGCGCGGCTAATGCTCTATCTGCCGCTGATCTTGCAACAATCTCCGGCGCCGAAGGTTTGGCTGCGCCTGCAACGCTAAGCGGTGCTGGTGCTGGTGCTGGTGCTGGTGCTGGTGCTGGTGCTGGTGCTGGTGCTGGTGCCATCAGCGGCTACGGCGGTGCAGGCGACATCCTAGACCCACTGACCGGCTCTGTCATCAGCGGAGCCGACGCTGCGGTTATTACGAGCGCTGGCTTTAATCTTAGTGATATCGCCAAGTTCGCCAAAGACTACGGCGTACCGTTGTCGGCGCTCATCAGCGGCATCACTGGCTCTCGCGCGGCCACCAACGCCGCCGAGATCCAAGCAGAGTCTGCCCGTGAGGCGCGTCAACTCGCTCGTGACATTTTTAACGAGCAGAAGGCGCTGCAAGAGCCCTACCGCGCGGCAGGCATCACGGCGCAGAACCAGCTTCTCAACTTGCTCGGACTGTCAGGCAACACGGCAGCGGCTGAATACGGCAAGTTCGCGCGTCCGTTTGGCATGTCTGACTTCCAGGCCGACCCTGGCTATGCGTTCCGGCTAAGCGAAGGTATGAAGGCGCTGGAGGCCAGCCGCGCCGCAAGAGGCGGTCTGTTGTCGGGCGCTACCGGCAAGGCTTTGCAGCGCTACGGTCAACAGATGGGCTCGCAAGAGTATGGCAACGCTTTCAATCGTTACCAGACCGAGCGCGCCAATCGTTTGCAACCGCTGTCGGGCCTGACGACGCTGGGCCAAGCTGCGGCGTCTAATCAAGGCGCGGCGGCGGGGGCGTTTGGGCAGACCGCAGGCAACTTGACAACCGACATTGGAGCGGCGCAAGCAGCCGGTGGGATCGGTTCGGCCAACGCGATCACCAACGCGCTCAACCAATTTGCGCGGTATAGTGCCGGTCAAAATATAGCCGATCAGATTCGGCAGTCTGTCTACCGTTAAGGACACATCATGCCAATCCAACCCGGACTCGCGCTGCAAGTCAAAGGTCTTGAGCTGCCCGATCCGTTGGCAATGCAAGCGCAGGCCACGCAGATCCAGAACGCTCTTCAGCAGCAGCGCATGGGCGAGATGCAGATCCAGAACGCCATGCGCGAGCAGCGCCGCGCTCAAGAGCTTCGGGACATCATGTCTGGGTTTGCGCCGGACGCGCCTGCACCAGAAGTTGCTGGGCGGCTGCAACGAGGCGGCTTCTTTCAAGAAGCCGGTCAGACGCTTCAGCAAGCTGCTCTGCGCGACAAAGCTGCCCGAGAGGCGCAGGCGGCGCGGTTTACAGAGATAAAAACAAAAGCTGAACTGGCAGGCCGCATTTTCTCTGGTGTGGCCGACCAAGGCTCGTACGCCACTGCCCGAGCGCGTGCGATCCAGCAAGGTCTTGTGACCGCCGATGAGATCCCCGAAGCCTACGACAAGACCGCTGTCGATCAAATTGTGCGCAACGCGATTGAAGTACCAAAAGCGCTTGAGCTAGAGTTTAAGGGGCGCCAGACCGCCGCCCAAGAAGCGACTGCCAGAGCTGCCGGCGTACGCGCTCAAGCCGCCGTGTCTCAAGCCACTACGGCAGCGGACAGAGCAGCGTTTGAGCGCACAAACGCAGGCCGCGACAAAGGCGCTCGCCCACAATTGCTGATGCTACAAGACGCTTTGGCGGACTTGGAAGCAGCCGGTCAAGGCGATACTGAGCGTGCGCAACAGATTCGCAATCAGATCCGCGCTAGCACGTCTAAAGGTGCGGTCGAACTGTCACCAAAAGACGTACAGGCGCGAGAAGCCAAGTATCCGCAAGCAACGCTGGCGCTGCGTACGTTTGATGAAAAAACTGATGAACTAATTAGTGATTTACAGACACTAAAAAATCATCCTGGCTTGAGTGGTATTACGGGGTTGATCGCCGGAAGAACGCCTGCGGTCACAGGAGACGCTCGGAATGCCAAAGCAATACTAGATAAAATTTTGGCGCGTGGCGGCTTTCAAGAGTTGCAAAATTTGCGGAATGCATCACCAACGGGCGGTGCGCTGGGTCAAGTGTCTAACACAGAAAATCAATTCTTGCGGCAAGCATTTGGCACACTTGACCCGGTGCAAGACACCAAAGACTTCAAACGCGGCGTCGATCAAGTTATACGTGAGCTTGAGGGATCTAAATCGCGTGTCCGCGATGCGTATGATTTGACTTACGAATACCGCGCTGGGCAAGCACCTGCCGCACCAGGCGAGTCGCGCAGCGCTACCCGTCGAGGCACGGCTCTCGGCGCTGAGTCGGGCGCGCCCGCGCAAGTTAAGTCAGACGCCGACTACGACAAATTGCCGTCTGGCACAATGTTCAAAGGGCCGGATGGTGTTTTGCGAAGGAAACCGTAATGAGTTGGCGTGACGCACCTGCGGTTGAAAGCTGGAAATTAGCGCCGGTAGTTGAAGACGGGGTAAAAGAAGTTCCGCAAGCCCAACCACGCGGTGAGCCACCTGCATGGGCTGCTGAGTACCCGAACCTCTATAAAGCCGCTGTTACTACGCGCCAGATGGCTGGGCCTACGCTTGAGATGCTGGGCGGCTTGGGTGGTGCGGCTGTTGGTACGGTCGGTGCAACTCCCGGTTTGGGTACGTTGGCAGGCGCAGGCGCCGGTTACGCAGGCGCTAAACAGGCGTTACGTCTTGCGGACCAATATCTAGGTCTTGAGCCACGACTCACGCCGCAGGACGCCATCGCCCGCGCTACAAAAGACATTGCAGAAGGCGCTACGCTTGAGGCCGGGGGCCGCGTGGCTGGCCAACTGTTCAGCGCAGGCGTCGGCAAAGTTATGAACGCTCGAGAGATTGCAGAGCGCCGCGCAGCGACACTAGCACAACAAGCCGTTGGCGATGTAGGCAAGGCCAGAGAGATTTTGGCCGCTGCGCCCGAAGGCGCTACTGCGGCGCAAGCGCTTGCGGCGCCTGGAACTTTTCAGCCGACTGCGCAAGCGCTACTTCAGCGTGCTGCTAAACGAGCGCCCGAAGCGTTGGGCGCTACAACAGGTCGCACGGCCGGCATGACGCCAAGTCAAGCTGCTCAAATCGAAAACGAATTAGCGGTGATGGCGGGCGGACCAACTGCAACAGCAGCGCGCGCGGCGCGAGAGGCGGACGTCAACGCGCTCAATCAGGCCTTGCTGCCGCAGCGGGATATCGAACTCCGCGCAATCAATGAGGCGGAAGCGGCGCGGCAGCGACTTCAGACGCAAACGACGCGGATGGGCGGCGCAGCGCAACAGAAAGTTGAAGATGTACGTCGATTTGCAGCGGCAGAAAACCGCGCTCTCGGGCGCGCTGCTGGCGAAGCCATGCAAGGCCGCGCGCCGATGAGCGAACGTATGGTTGATCTGGCAAATCGTGCTGATCAAGTCATGTCAGACGCGGCGCAAGGATCATTGAAGTTTGGGGACGCTGCGCGGTTTGCAGAGTACGGTCTTGATAGCATTAAAGCGCATGGTTTAAAACCGCTAGAAGCCGATGATGTCATTACGCAACTTCAAGCGACATTGCGGCAGCCTCAGTTTGCGGGGAATCGTGACATCGTTGCTGCGATGAATCGTGTAGCCGATGACATTCGTAAATGGACCAGCTCCGGCGGCGTTATTGATGCGTTTGCATTGGACGCCATTCGACGCAATTCAATCAACGGCGCGGCGCGCGATTTGCTGGGTGCAACCGGCGATGTCAAGGCGCAACGAGCGCTGGCGGCAGAGCTACTGTCAAAAGTGAAGCCTGCGGTCGACCGCGCCATTACTGAAGCGTCCGGTAGCCCGGCTTACACGCAGTACCTTGAAGCATACGCTAAAGGTCGGCAGGCAGTTGAGCAACGCCAGCTCAGCGCCAACGCTTTGCAAATGTTCGATACCAACCCGGATGAGTTTGTTAAGCTGGTGCGCGGCAACAAGCCAGATGTAGTCGAGGACATTTTTGGCCCTGGCAGTTACAACATTGCCAAAGAGATGAGCGCAGGTGCGATGGGCAAGTTGAGCCGCGCAGCCGAAACGGCTGAGCGAGCTGGGCGCGCCACCGAACAAGCAGGGCAAGGGCAAGTTGCGTTGCGGGATCTGCTGATTGAAAACCTTCCAAAGTGGCGGGTGCCTTGGGGGTTAAGTGTCAAGGGTGCTGCAATCAATCAAGCACTTGATAGGTTGGAAACCAAAGTCAGCAAAAAGGTTTGGTCGCAACTTGTCGAGGCGTCCAAATCTGCGGAAAGTTTTGATGATCTGCTGCGGTACGTATCGCCGTCAGAGCGCGCTCAAATACTAAAAATTGTTAAAGACCCGACGCAATACGGTTTAGCAAAAGGCGCTGCCGCTCGCGGCGTAGCCAATCAACTAGCGCCTGAACAAGAATCTGAAAATGCCCTTGCGAGGTAACGATGGCATCAGCAAACGAAGTGGAGGCTCGCTTGTCAACGCATGAAGCAGTGTGCGCAACCCGGTACGAAGGGATCAACGCGCGCTTAAAGCGACTAGAGCAGATTTTGATTGGTAGCGCGGGCGCTATCATCTTGCTATTGTTGAGCCTTGCGCTCAAGATGCATTGAAGTACGTAGCTCTTCTGACGCTCACTATCGTCTGCATGATGCTCGTGCTCGCCCACATCTCACGATAATCGGAGGTTCTCATGCACCCGTACATTGTCGAACGACTAAAAGAGCCATCAACCTGGCGCGGTATCGTCCTGCTGCTGGCCGCCGTGGGTGTGCCAATTGCCCCCGCAATGGCCGATACGATCATATCTGTCGGCCTTGCGATCGCAGGTTTAGTTGGTGTCGCCACGCCTGACAAATGAAAGAGAACTGGAACGCGGCGCTTGCGGCAGTGCTGCACCACGAGGGCGGTTTTGTAAACCATCCGTCCGACCCCGGCGGCATCACTAATTTGGGCTGCACCAAGGCGACGTGGGAAAAGTGGTGCGGGCACCCGGTGACCGAGCAGGACATGCGGGAGCTTACGCCCAGCGACGTGGCGCCGCTCTACAAGGAACGCTATTGGGACAAGGTGCGCGCCGACGACCTGCCGGCGGGCGTTGATTACGTGGTCTTCGATACCGCCATCAACTCAGGCCCAGGCCGCGCGGCCAAGCTCCTGCAAGAAACCATTGGCACGACACCGGACGGCGCGATCGGCCCGCTGACGTTGCGGGCGATCGCAGCCATGCCGGCAAAAGACATCATCAACAGCTTCCAAGACCGTCGTTTGGCTTATCTACAGACACTTCCCACGTGGTCCACGTTTGGTCGTGGTTGGGCGAGACGCGTCGAAGAAGGTCGGGCTCTGGCGTTACAGATGTCTCAATCAGCTTAGCGATATACCACTGAGCCTTCCGCAAATCCTCGACGCCGTTCTTCTGTTTCCAGCGCCACAAATATTTGATGGCGTTGGCGGTGCAAACCGCATCAAGTCCTTCCAGCCCAGCGGTCGCTGATGCGAGCGCGTCGATGCACTCAACACCACCACGCGTGTAGTGTGGCGGGTGGTTTACCATGTCTACCATTTGGCCTCTCCCAATTCAGTCATCATATCCGCGTGCGTGCGGGTACGAGTTGAGCATCGGTCGGTCGTAGGTGGCGCGTCGTGGGGCTGGTGGCTCGGGCGGCGTGTCGTCCAGTTCGGGAACGGCCACGCCCCCAGATCGTTTGAGCTGCCAGGCGTAGGGGCGGCGTCCGTTACCGGGCTCTGTAGCCATGATGACTTCGAGCTTGCCTTGGTCTTTGAGTTCATTGAGTACCTTGATGATCGTTGACTTTGATTGTATGAAATAGTCTGCAAGCTGTTGCGCGGTCACGGCGCGTTTGTGACCGTTGATATACCGCCAGACTTTATCCTTGGCTGTCATGCTTCTTCTCGCTTTGCAAGCCGATCTGATGACGTAGAAGCCGTGCTTCGACAGCCGCTGCAGCGCAAATGTCTCGTGCGCGGGTCATGTCGTTGTCGAGAATGGCGTGCCAAATCTCGTCCACCATGCGTTTCAAGTTCAAGTAGCCTTCGCTGTAATCAACCACGTCCGACCTCCGATATACGTGTGGGTTGCTGGGCGCGCGCCCATTTGTCATGGTAACTCGACAGCTCTGACGGCGGCACCCAGCCATACCGGCGCCACGTCTTCTGCACGTCAGTGGCCACGCCTACGGCGTAGAGCGCGTCGCGCGTTTCAAGAGATCCAGGCGCTCCCGGGTAGTGCGTAATGCTGCCGCCCGCATGTGCATCCGCTCGATCAAAGACACACGTTTCTTGCCTGCCAGTTCCGCTTCGATCAGTTGCCATAGTTCACTCTCCGTTAGTTGATTAAGCCTTCGTTGCAGTTCGCGCCAGTTCAATTCGCTTCTCCAGTTTTGCAATCTCCGCAAGCACCCGGTTGAGCGCGCGTTGGGCGGCGTTGAACTCCCGCTGCCGTATGCGCGCCTCGGCCCGAGCGGCCTTTAGTTGTTCAGTCCATCGGTTCATTTGAGCGCCTCTAGTGCCATATCAGATACCTCTCGTTTCTCATGTAAAGCCTTCCAGATCGTTTCATCGACCGTGCCCTCGGTCGTGAGCACATAGTTCAGCACGTCATGGCGCTGGCCGCCTCGGTGCAGCCGACCGACCGCTTGCTCGTAGAGCTCCAGCGACCACGGGAGCGACATCCACACCATGCGCGATTGCCCTTGCAGGTTGAGCCCATGCCCGGCAGAGGCCGGATGAACCGCCAGCATCTCGATCTGCCCCGCGTTCCACCGCGCGATCGAATCGTCGTTGGTGAGCGTCTGCAAGCGCGGGAAGCGCGACTGTAGCCCGGCAAGCTCGGCCTTGAACTGATACCAGACGAGCATCGGCGCTCGCTGGTTCTCGGCGTGCAGGTCCGCGACCGCATCGAGCTTGTGGTCTGACAGCCAGACGGTTTGTCGGGCTGTGTCGTAGACAAACCCTGCGCTCATCTGTTGGA